TCATTGTTCTGTTCTCCCTTCGTAAAGCTCATTGAGCCAGTAACCGCCGTAGCGGTACGAGATGATATAGCCGTTCGTGTTCTGCGCAGCACCAACAGGAACGGCGCAGCGGATAGTGACCGCACAGCCCGCGAGAAAGGCCAGCAGGAGCGCGAGCGCGGCAATGGTAAGGTAGATTGCTTTCTTCATGGTAAAGCCTCCGTGTGCACCCCGGCGGGGCCTTGTGCGGCGTTCAGTTGGTTGATGATGTACTGAACTTGCTTGTCCGTCAGTGTCATGACATCCTTGATAAGACTAAGGCGCAGTTCCCATAGCTCTTTATCTGTCATTGCTCGGTTTCCCCCTGTTCAAGAATCATTTTTGTTGCCGTGCACCAAAGGGTGTCCAGTTGGGCATCCGTAGCGGCTACTAGCAGGCCCTGTAAGGCCGTGATATAGGCAGCGCGGTTAATTTCATTCATTAGCGTTTGAACCTCCTGAAAGCGCCCGTATAGCCTGATAGCGCAGCTGTGGTTGTTATTCTGCCGTGCGGCGGTGCTTGACGGTCTGGATGTATTGCAGAACCTTTTCCAGTTCATCAGCGGTCAGGTCATCGGCAGCGGTCTTGATTTCTTCAAGTAGTTCCATTGCAAACCATCCTTTCAGGCGATAGAGAAGCGGCGGCTCGTGGTGGTCTTGGTGAAGCGGGCTGCCAGTTCCGGCGCAGCGGCTTTCAGGCCCTTGCTGTCCAGCCGGGAGCTGGTCACGGTCTGGTAGCGCACCTTGTGGGTGCCTGCATCCATCGTGTCCACATCCCGGCGGGTCATCTCTTCAGTGATCTGGCGCTTGAGGTCGTCCATCTCGGCCTGTGCGGCTTCAATAAGCTGCTGGGCTTCTTTGTACTGTTCAACGAGGGACAAAATTTCGGTACTGCTCATGGTATACTCCTTTACTTTGCGGGGCAAACCATGCTATAATAGGCTTGCCCTTAATGTGGTGCGTCTCGCGGTTGCTTTGGTCGGCTGGTGCGGGGCGCTTTCTTTTTTTGCTGTAGGGGTTAAGGTTCGCGGGGGCTCGGTGCTGTCTGCACGCTCTGTGGCGGTTCTTGCAATCCTGTCCGCGTATTGTCTGGCGTTTCTGGTGGGCTTTCGCTTGACGTCCGCCTTGACCTTTCCCGACATTGCGTTATAATAAAGATGTCAGCACGGCGGCGAACTCGCCGCGCTGGCGGGTTGTTTTTGGGTGTCGGTGCTTTGGAGAGGGCCGGCACCCTTATTACTTGAGCAGGTCTGCCAAACGCTGGCGGAACTCTTCAATGGTCTTGCACTCGTTGGCGAGCATCAAGAGCCGAAGCCGTTCAGCCGTGCGGGTTTCCTGTACGAGCAGTTCGCTTGCGCTGGGCGTTTTCATTTTCACCTCTTCCTTTCCTGACGCCTTGCGGCGGTTCGCTGTAGCTGCGGGGTGTTCCCGCTTGCTATGGTCTTATTATAGTATATTTACGCAAATATATCAATATGCAGAATGCACAACTATTTGCGCAAATATATGTGCACTTTTGTATTTGCGCAAATATGCGATTGGGAGTATAATATTTATGAGGTGATATTATGCCAACAACAAAAGCAGGTCAGAAAGCGGTGAATAAATATATTGCTAAAGCCTACGACCGTGTAAACCTCGTATTAAAGAAAGATACCAGCCCGACAAAGGATGAAGTACAGGCCGCTGCCGATGCAGAGGGGGTTAGCCTGAATGCGTATATTGTGGCAGCAATCAGCCAACAGCTAAACAAAGACAAACCGTAAAGGGGGCGCTATTATGAGTGAGAGAGAGCAGGCAAAGCAGATTATTGATACCTTACCAGATTACAAGATGCAGGCTATTTTGATGTTCCTGCGCGGCGTTGAGTTTGACGATGAATTAGAGGATGATCGTTTCTGTGAAAAGCTGGTTGACGATTATCTAAAGGATGATTCGCCTGATAAGCACGAAAGCATCAGCTTGGAAGAGTTCGCGGCGCAGGAAGGTATTGCGCTATGAAATACCAAATCAAGATTGAGAAGGACGCGCAAAAGTTCCTTAAAAAGCTGCCGCGCCCGGATGAAACCAGAGTCTTAAAGGCAATCGCCAAACTCCCCGACGAGGGAGACCGAAAACAGATGAAAGGGCATCCGGGCTTCTTTCGGCTGCGTGTGGGTGACTACCGCATTATCTACACGGTGGACAACGGGCAGTTGATTGTGCGGGTTGTGGATGCCGGGAATCGTGGGCAGATCTACAACAGATATTGACGGTGGTTACAATGAATATAAAAGTTATTGCCGCATGTTTAGCTTGTACCGCATTATCTCTATCTGCGTGTTCATCTTCTGTAAACTGTTCCGAGTGCGGAAAAGCTCTTGATGTTTCTGCGGATACCTATGTAATGCAGAGCGGTTCACCATTCTGTGGGGACTGCGCAGCAAGGGATGAGATTGCGGCCGGTGTTGGAGAAGATTTATGTTTCTGTTGGAATTGCGAAGAAACGATTCCAAAAAGCACCGCAATAGATATGGGTGCTTTTTCCAACAATGTAGAGTGTTTTCTCTGCGGCCCATGCTATAAGCAACATCTACAAGAAAATGGCGAAGATTATGATACTGGCTTTAAAGATGGGCAAATCGATATTTGTGAAAACTATGTCTTATTGTCGGACGCCGTCGACGAATTGCGCGCCATTGGCAGAGAGGATGCCATTGATGCATTACGGGAAATTTATTTTGAAGATGCCCTAACAGATTATCCAGATATTGATTGGTAACAACAACTTAGAGAGGGAACGCTTCGGCGCTCCCCTCTTTTTTATGGCAAAGGCCCGGCGGGGCCTATTTTTTTTGCAGGCCGATTCCCGGAAAGGGTGGCCCGGGGTGGCGGGGTGGTATCCCCCCTATGCGGGGGAACCCCCGGTCTCCTAACGAGCCAGCGCCCCTATATATATGCCAGTCCCCGGAGCAGACACCCTTTAAAAAGCATCGTAGGCTTGACATTTTCCGGCAAATGTGGTATACTGTAATCCACAGATTGGGGGTGTGGATGTATGGGGAATCTGAAATCATTCGGCACGGCAACAACGCCAGAGGAAAAGGCGTGGGAGATGGAAGTGCGCCGCAAGGGTCAGCTTGCACAGGCAGAGAAGCGCCACAGGAAAAAGGCTCTGAATGATATTTTGGATGCGATCCTTGCCATGAAGTGCGATACATCCGCCCTGACGGATGACTACATCACCGAGACCGCGCAGAAGCTTGCAGCGGAGAAGGGCGAAAGCATCACCCTGTATGAGGCCATCGCCCTATCCCAAATCAAGCGTGCTATCGACGGCGATACCAAAGCCGCAACCTTTGTCCGCGACAGTGCGGGCGACAAGCCCCTTGACCGCAGCGAGGTCACGAACATGGAGACCGTCACCGATGCAGACCGCCGGCTGATGGAAAACATCTCCAAGCGTTTGGGCATTGAATAAAGGCTCCCTTTCACACGCCATTGAAGGCGAGCAAGATAGACCTTCCTGATGAAAGCCGCTCTCTGTACTGGTACGCAGAGGGCGGCTTTCTCTATGCCCGCGAATAAGGCGCTGTGGCGGTGGCTTGGCAGTGACTAATGAAAGTATATTCCGGTGTAGTAAAAGTGCCTGCACAGGGCCGTGTTGTGGGCTGACAGTGTTTCTTGTTAAACGAGTGCAAAAAGAGGGGGCATACCTGTTGTAGGTATCCCCCCTCTGCCGGTTAATATGGGTTTTTCCAAGTAGGTGCAACGATGCTGAAATATGCGCGGCGTTCCTCGTTAGTCAGATCCATGTAGTTCAGTGCGTTGACCAAATCGGATTTATTGAAACTGCCGTCGGGGTTGCCGCCCTCCCCAGCCGCGATCTTGCGGTTAGCTTCTGCCGTGTGGTAGGCACGCTCCAGATATTGCAGGTACAGATAATCAGTAACGCCCGCCGGGCCGTAGGTGGCATTGAAGGTCTGGGCTTTTTCATCGGTGCTGTCGTCGGTGGTCTTGCTGGACAAGTAAATTTTGCCGATGTCGTCATCCGAGAGGCCCGGCGATTGCAGCAGGGCGTTTTTGAACTCGGTGTCAGAAACTTTACCGTTGCCGTCCGCGTCCGCTTGGGTATGGCTGCGCATCCGCAGCGACAATACCGCGTTCGATGCGGAACTGCAAGGGTTGATTGACGCGGCCAAGCAGGACTTGCGGCGGCGCGGCATCAAGGCGGCAGACAATGACCCGCTTATCAAGCAGGCCGTCAAAATGTACTGCAAGGCAAATTTCGGATACGGCGGCAGCGATGCCGACAAATTCCAGAAAAGCTATGAAAGCCTTGCGGTCAGTTTGAGCCTGTCCGGGGAGTATTTGGAGGATTGACCCGTGTATTTCAGCGATGAAATTATTCTGATTACAACGGACGATTCCGGCACCGATGAAATCGGCAGGCAGACCGAAACCGAGATGGGCCGCGTGACCGTGTACGGCGACATTAAGAGCGTGAGCCGGGAAGAATCCTTTACCGCCGGTTCCCACGGGTACAGCAATGTACAGAAATTCGTGCTGCACCCGTGGGATTACAGCGGCGAGAAATACGCCATGGTGGACGGCAAAAGAAAGCTGATTTACCGCACCTATCAGGCTGACCCTGACACGCTGGAACTGTATGCAGCAACCAAAAGGGGCATCACATGAGCAGCACGATTAAGGTCAAGCCGGAGCAACTGGCGGCGGCTATCCGAAAGGAGCTTGAATCTTATTCCAAAGCGGCAACCGAAGAAACGAAAGAACTGATTCGTGAAACGGCAAAAATCTGCAAGGAAGAAATTCAAAGCGCGTCACCTGTCAGAACGGGCAAATATCGCAAGGGCTGGTCTATAAAGCCCCTATGGGAAGATAATGACAGCCTGCGCGAGATTGTCCGTAACCGCTCTGCGTGGCAGCTTACCCACCTCTTGGAAAACGGTCACGCAAAGAAAAACGGC